AGAGAAGGGAGATTTATTTTCACTTGTAATTATGTCAGTAAGGTTTTACCTGCTCTACATTCAAGGTGTAGTGTTGTCGATTTTAAAATTGATAAAAAACAAATTCAATATATTTGCGAAGAGTTTATGGGTAGGGTTGAATATATTTTACAGAAAGAGGATGTAGAGTATAATGAACAAGTAATAGCTGAATTGATTTGGAAATTTCATCCAGACTGGCGTAGAGTTTTGAATGAACTTCAACGCTATTCATCTAGTGGTAAGATTGATGTGGGTATACTATCAGCTATTGAGGATGAACGATTCGAAAAATTGATTGAAGTTTTAGTGAATCAAAATATTACTGAAATTAGACAATGGGTAGTAGATAATCTTGATACTGATCCATCGTCTATTTATAGACGTATTTATGATAATCTAACTCATGTTCTCGAACCAGATAGTATACCTCCAGCTATTCTAGTTATTGGAGACTATAGTTATAAATCTGCATTTGTAGCTGATCATGAGATAAACTTGATTTGCTGTTTGATAGAAATTCTAAATAGGTGTGAATTTAAATGATAGATTTATACGGTGATCCTATTCCAGAACCAGAACCAGAGGAGAAGAAAAAGAACTATTTTTTTATCTTTTTTGAAGATATTACTAATACTCAAACTAATGCTATGAGAGTATTGGATGTTGAATCTGAATACAATGCATATAATATGAATCGAACTTTATCACAATCCGCAGATAGTCTTTTTGATGTTAATGATATGAACGGGTATCCACATTTACCAAATGCCTTACAATATGACTATTTTATAAATAGTATTAGACGAAGAAGCAGACGGCCTGAAAAATGGTTGGTAGATTCTTTTAAGTCTGATAATGATTTAGATGTTGTAAAGGAGTATTTTAATTACTCTAATCAAAAGGCAAAAGATGCTTTGCTTCTTTTGGGTGACAGTGAGCTAGAATATATTAAATCAAAAACGTATAAAGGCGGTAAGGAGAATGATACACGAAATGATAGAGGTTCTCCTGGCCCAGCCCGATGATTTTTTGAAAGTGAGAGAGACACTATCCAGAATAGGTGTTGCGTCGAGGCATGAACAGATATTATACCAATCATGCCATATACTTCACAAACAGGGGAAGTATTATATAGTACACTTCAAGGAATTGTTTGCCTTGGACGGGAAACCAACTGATATATCGGACAATGATTACGAGAGAAGAAATTCGATTATTAATTTATTAGTGGAGTGGGAATTGGTTAGTTTAGTCAGTTCTCATGAGTTAGAACCAGTAGCACCCATGAACCAAATCAAGATCTTACGATTTGCTGAAAAGGATGAATGGGAGCTGGTTGTAAAATATAATATAGGTCGAAAGGCCTAAACCTTTGGGCGTAGGGAACGTCTAAATATATATGAGTTGCCGAAAGGAACTCAAATTTAATTTCTTGCTTATAGGAGAAAAACAATGACAAACTTATTTACAACAATTCAGAGCAAATATGATCCCTATTTTTTGGGATTTAACCGTGTATTCGATCAACTGATTGATTTCGATAATCAAGTTGATAAAAGTCGTGGTAACTATCCACCTTACAACCTGATTCAAGATGGTGATCAATATACCATCGAGTTAGCTGTTGCTGGATTTAGTGAAAATGATATAGACATCACTCACGAACCAGAGAAAAGTAGAATTACAATTGCAGGATCTATCGGAACTTCTGATGGCACATATCTACATCAAGGTATTGCTAACAGGAATTTTAGTCGAACTTGGACAGTTGCTGATTCGGTTGAGGTGTTAGGTGCAGAGCTTGACGGTGGTATTTTGCGAGTTAAGTTGGAATCGGTCATACCAGAAGAAAAGAAGCCCAAAAAGATTGCGATTAAAAATCCGCAATTGTTGAGTGAGTAATCTTAGATGGGGGCTTTAAGCCCCCTTTTTCAGTAAGGATATATGAAGAAATTTTATACCAACATCCAGCAACTTGGTGACAAGTTGTTTGTTCGTAGTGTCGAGGATGGCGAAAGAATACGAGAGGAAATTCACAATTTCCAACCTACCTTATTTGCTCCAGAGAAAAAATCAAAATATAGAACTATCGACGGGAAACCAGTAGGCCCAGTTAATCCCGGCTCTATCACGGAGTGTAAGAATTTTATTAAGATGTATGCTGATGTTCCAGGCTTTGAAGTATATGGATCAACTGAATGGGTACAGCAATATATCTATGAAACTTTTAAATCTACTGACCATGATATATCTAAAGTTAGAATTTGTACAATTGATATTGAAGTTGAAAGTGAGCATGGATTTCCAGATGTAGAAAATGTAAATGAGAGAGTAAATCTTATCAGTATTAAGGATAGCCTTACTGGTAGGTGTTATGTAATGGGATTACAGCCTTTCTATACTGATAGGGATGATGTTTCATATTTGTTATGTGACGGGGAAGAAGAATTATTAAGAAAATTCCAAGAATTTTTTGTAGAGTTGAAGCCTGATATAATCACAGGATGGAATTGTAAATGGTATGACATGCCTTATCTTATTCGTAGAATGAAGACCATGTTTGATAATAAATTTATTAATAAATTATCGCCATGGAATAGGGTTAAGGAGAGAACTAAAAAGACTTACAGATTTGCTAAGACACAGGTACAGGAAGAAATATATTATCAAATTAGTGGAGTTGCTATACTTGATAGTTTAGATATGTATAAGAAATTTACATATACTAATCGAGAGAGTTATTCATTAGACTATATAGGAAAAGTAGAAGTAGATGAAGCTAAACTTGATTGGCATGAGATGGGGTATTCATCACATAAGGATGTATATAAAAATGATTGGAAAACATGGGTAGAGTATAATATACAAGATGTAGAACTAGTGGAGAAGATAAATAACAAATTGAATTTGATAGAATTGATATTACAGACATCATATGATGCTGGTGTTAATTATGAAGATGTATCATCTCCCGTAAGAATGTGGGATTCTATCATCTATAAGCATTTGAGAGATAGAAATGTAGTTATACCTACAAAGAAAGGTGATGGTGAAAAAAGAGAGTATGAAGGTGGTTATGTCAAAGATCCACAAATAGGTGCACATGATTGGGTAGTATCATTTGATTTGAATAGCCTATATCCTCATTTGATTATGCAGTATAATATTTCACCTGAGACTTTGATGGATACTAAAAAATTGGAATATACGGTAGAGGATTATTTGAACCAGAAATCTATACCAGAATATGAAAATCAAAATGTCACTGCGAATGGTTACTATTACAGTACCGATAAACAGGGGTTTTTGGGTGTGTTGATGGAGTGGATGTATGACGATAGAACAAAATATAAAGACTTGCTACAGAAGGCGAAACAGAATGGAGATGAACATTTAATTGCTAAATATGATACTATTCAGATGGCTCGTAAGATTGCGTTAAATAGTGCCTATGGTGCGTTGGCCAACGAATATTTTAGGTATTATGATATTAGATTAGCGGAGTCCATTACAAAATCAGGTCAGTTGGCTATTCGTTGGATAGAGAAAGAATTGAATCAATATCTGAATGAAGTAATGGATACAAAGGACAAGGATTATGTGGTTGCTTCTGATACTGACAGTGTGTACTTGGTGCTTGGTGACTTGGTTTCTAAATTTCTTGGATCGGTAGATGATAAAAATAAAATTGTCGATGTATTAGATAGTTTTTGTAAAGATAAGATACAACCGGCTATAGATGAAGCGTATCAGAAACTTGCTGACTATATGAATGCATATCAACAAAGGATGGTGATGGATCGTGAAGTTATTGCAGACAAAGGTCTTTGGACTGCAAAGAAACGATATATACTTAATGTTTATGATAATGAGGGAAATAGAAATGACGAACCAGAATTGAAAATTATGGGAATAGAATCTCAGCGTAGTTCAACTCCGTCAGTTTGTAGAGATAAGATTAAGGAATCGTTAAAAATTATATTACGGGGAACCGAAGAAGAAATACAAAAATATATTTCTGATTTTAAGGATGAATTTTTTGATATGAGTCCAGAAGTGATAGCTTCCCCGCGGTCGGTTTCTGGAATGGATAAATATAGTTGTTCTGCAGGTATTTATCAAAAGGGAACTCCTATTCATACTAAAGGTAGTTTATTATACAATCATTGGGTCAAAAATAAAGGGTTAGACGATAGATATGAATTGATAAATGAAGGTGATAAAATAAAGTTTACATATTTGAAAGAGCCTAATGTGATTAATGATAGAGTTATATCATTTCCTTCAAGGTTGCCTAATGAGTTAGGTTTACAAAAATATGTTGATTATGAAACACAATTTGAAAAATGCTATATTGATCCAATTACAACTGTATTGGATACCATTGATTGGAAACATGAGAAAATCTCTACATTAGAAGATTTTTTTGGAGGTATATAGAATGAGAGTGCATGCGTTGGCGAAAGAGTTTGATGTAAAGGCTACGGAATTTGTGGATATTATACAGGGGTTTGGTATAAATGTTACGAGTCATCTGAGTGGTTTGGATAGTGCTCAGGTATCTGATATTAGACATAAAATGATTCTTAGGAAAGAATTTAGTAGTAGTGATGTTGATGATATGAATCCTTTGGGTAATATTACACAAGAAGAAGTCTC